CTAGCAACGGATCACAATTACCCCATCGTCAGACACCTCGAAGCTGTCTTCTGTAATGGTCTCGTTGGTTCCCATATCATTAGTTGAATCGCTCCTAACCTTAACTACAGCGTCATTATCGAACCGTGAGAGGTAGGCTATCATCTCACCCACTGTAAAGGATTCATCCATGCTACCCCGCCTTTCTAACCAGTCATTTTATGACTCAATTAAACAACTAATTCACGTCCATTGCATCCCCCGAATAGGTGCAACTTTGGGTGCACCCCTAAATTAGAAGGTTGCACCCTTTTTCGTGTACTCTGAATGACTTCTTCAAGCCCTAACTTGTCAGCAATTGTCAGCATTATACAGCATGCTTAGGCTAGTAATTGCTGGTCTCTTATCCTTACTAGAATCCCATGCAGGTTGCACCTTTTTACCCGGATTCACCTTAACAATTCCTAGGGTGCAACTCATATCATAAGGCCAATATTTACCACCAAATGATCCCAACATCTCCCAACAATCCAGTTAGGGTTTGCAAGGGGGTAACGACTGGGGTTTATAAGGGTGTATGGCCCCGTCTCTGTCTGTTTGACCGTATCGGGGATGATTGCTTAGGCCAATAGAAAAAGCCCTGACAACCAGCGTCAAGGCCATTCATTGTCTCACTGGTATAACGGCCATCTCATCAAGCGGCATTGTTGCAATTTCATACAAAACATTCATGCCTAAATACGACGACGTCGTCGTATTTGAAAATTCATTAGCGATTTTAATAAATCTCTGTGCTTGTCTAGGCTTTATATCAATAGACTCCAACCACTTACCAAACTCACCATGAGCCAAATCATTCTCTTTCACCCACTTCAAACGCCGACCAATTTCAAAAATTGCTTGACCGCCGCATTTGCGCACAAGCGCAATTAATACTTATGAAATTAAACTATACAAGCATTATAGCTAATGTTTAATTTCGTTAATTTTATCCACCTTAGCTTTTATTGCATTCCAGCTTTCGATAGACAACGGAACTTGTTCCTTATATTTTTTATTGCTTAAGTCTTTCATTACAACAACGCATTGGCTATCGTCATGCACTCGCATCTCATTACAATTCAAAATGCCATTAAGCAGGTCAACCATGTGAAAAACTGGGACGTCATTTTCTGTAGTTCCCGCCCCAATTGTTTTCCACCTAAGATCGTCTTTATCATCTACTTTGACCACATACTTACTTGCAAATCGGCTCCAAAATCCAGAGTGTTCTTTAAAATAAACGCGTTCAGTCCTCACACTAGTTGAGACAGATGAATTATTGTTTACCATGGCTAGTATCGCACTATCATAATTAGCATACTTTTCTTCACTAAGTTGAATATCCAGCTTTGGCTTAGGCTTCCTCATTGAAAATATAAGTGAGATGATGATGGCAACCCACGTACCAATGCCGCTAACCCAATCAGAAAGCGATCCCGGTTCGCTTAAAATTTTATGTATCAAACTAATACCCCATTTCTATTGATAAGCATAACAAAGCCCTAACGTCTCCGCTAGGGCCAGTCTTCTATTCTGCTTGGTAAATGTGTAAGTCGTCCAGAAAGTAACAGTCAGCGAACTCTAACAACGCCTGTGGCTTGTATAAGTGGGAGTAGCTAGACCCGGACCGACCGAGGGCCATATAGCATTGGGTATCTGAATACCCCTTGAAATACAGCATATCCAATATGTCCTGACTTTCCTGATCGCATTGGCTAATGGCCTGTTTAACCTGCTCAACGACCTGTTCCGCATAGAGATGTTGGACTATTCGACGATCACCGTCATTGTTGCTACCAGACCCCTTAGGCATTCCGTCTAAGCGCTGTGAGCGTAATTCAGTCAATGACTTTGAAGTTATCCGAATCATACGCGGCAACGTCCGAGAGAGAAAACTAGCCACCTTCTGCCGGGTCTTCTGTTCGTTTACTTCTGGAAAGATGTCACTCATACTTACGTTCTTAAAATCAATATCTGTCACCGTTCACAGCCCCCATTAGTCCACCGCATTCGTGGTAAAATAAGTTGTTGAGTTATTTTGGTGAGGGCCGTTGATACGGCCTTTTTTCTTTGGCTTCGACGTCGAAAATTCGTCAGTCACAATTGGGCTGAATTCTCAGCCGAACTATCTGACTCGCTAAAATGGTACCTAAGTTAAATTTAGGGCATTGGCTGCTGAAAATACAGCCACCAGAACTGAGCCTAATATTCGGCCTAGCTGGGGATGAATGAGTATTTCACTTTTATGTTAGAGACCTGAACTTGCAGTTTGACAGTTCAGCCTAATTTGACTGCTCAATTTTGAGCCATCAAACTCAGTCAACTTGATTGACCCACTTTCTCTTTGAACATCTGTCCAAAATTGGGGACATCTTTCTCTTTCACGCGGAACCCTTTCTCTTTTCTTAGACCCAGTGGTTCAGAGGTCAGTACATCCCTGCCTAGCAGAGAATTACATTAAGGCGATTCTTTGCCTGGTTCATACTGTTTTTCCAATCCTGCCATATAAGCATCATTAGCAGCGGAACCTTCTTCAACACTTAAACCCCGTGGTTCAACAGAACCACCATTGGACTTAGCCTGATTCAAATACTTATCCATCTTGTCTCCAAACAGTGTACTAGGCTGTAAAAATGGATTCATTTCAGTAACGTCTTTCCATTCTCCAGACTTGTACTTGATTACATCCATAAATTCCTGTTCAGTAAATCCTTCACTGAATCTGGTTTCAATTAATTCTTTAGTTTTATCTGTTACATGATAGCTATGACCTGATTGCTTATTTAAGTAATCAATAATGGATTTAATGATTGCCTCTTCTGCTGGGTGTGAACGAGGTGAACTGAGTTCCTGACTATTATGTGTAGTCTCTGTGTAGTCTCTGGTATTGGTTTGGTCTACTAGACCCCTCCCATTGGTACTCACAGATCCATCCGTGGGGTCTGAGAGACCCAACGACAGAGCATCCAATTTATCATAATCAATCCGATACCATTTCGTTTTATCAAATCCAGCCCTATTATAGTTGGCACTAATCAAATAGCCATTGTCTTCTAAATGATGAATCTTCCGTTTAACTGTAACAGGGCTGAATCCAAGTTCTTTGCCCCATTCTGAATAGCTATGATAAGTCCAATAGTGGCCGTCCCTGAGGTTATAGGAATTTTGAAGCCAGTAATGAATCTGACCTAAAATGATTGCCTCATAAACATCGAACACTTTTAGCAAAGGCGGATAGTACAATGTCGGCCGACCACCATTAATGAGACTACGCTGATCAGGATTCTTTTTTGGCTTCATCCCCATTGAATCACCTCCTATCTGCTACGGTGAGCGTCCGCATCGAGTAGCTGGCCTATTTGGTCATCGACCTGCTGTAGGTTGTCTCTAGTCATGATACTAAGCCAATTCATGCTGTCGAATAGCCGTTCAGCTTCATAGCCAACGCCCTTCATATCGATTTTCCCTTGTCGGTAGTCACCTACCACATCAGAGAGAACATCCAGCATTTCAGCCACCGCAAACTCCATACTCTTAGTTTCAAGCACCGTAACGCGCACATCGTCTAAATCAAAATTCATTGTCTTAGGTCTCCATTTCGTGATAAAATGAAGCCACAAAAGGCCTTATCAGGTCTGCATATTCTGCATTCGTCCACGCTAACTCGCCAAAGCAATAGCGTGGATTTTTTTGTGCCTTCATTCATGATTTTCTAACTCCAATATCAAGGATCGCAATTCACGATTCCCAGGTTTTTCCGAAAAAACGGATAAACGTTAATACTAACGTGCGGGCAAAAGTGTCCGACTGTACTTGTAACAAATTGTGACAAACTCCAATACGGCTTAAAATCTAGCTCTAATCCTTGAACCGGGAAGCAGCAACGCCGGTCACTGCACCAAATGCGTAACTAGCGATCATCGCAAGCATAAATATATTGAATACGTCCATTGTGTCCACTGTCCTAACTATTCAGCGGAAAACTCCGCTCTATTTCATAACGATTCGTTACGCAATTATCTGCCGACTAAATCCATCGCCCTGCCGTGGTTTTAGATTTGATGTTCCATCATAAATTTGTCGGCTGACACCTTACTGATACGGCTGATATTGCCAACTGTAGTTACTTGTAAGCCCTGATTAATGAACTCTGTAAGCGTCTGTGGTGCTATGTGGAGATACTTAGCCGCTTCTTGCTTAGTCATGTAAGGGCCATACTTCTGACGCTCCCCAGCTTCCTTGAAAGCCACGATAGCCATCTTCTGCATGACGGATCCAATCTGGTTCATTGACTTATCTGACAGCTCAAATGGAATCTCCATTCTGTACACCTCCTAATTAGCCTGTAATGGCTTGCTGTGGCTTTTCTAGCTTAATCTGATAAATGATACCTTGTCGGTTCAATACAGTCTTAATCTCGCTGTACGTCATTCCAGCGCCAACAAATGCCATCGTTCGTTCCTTTATCTTACTTAACGCTGCGGATTCGTCCGCTGTTAGGTATTCGGTAATTGAATGATGTTCGGGGATGCCCCGTAGTTTCTTAATCTGGGCGGTGTTCATTCCCAGCGCCTGCTTGTACATGAGACGGTTCAAGTTACTGTACGCGTGACTGTCGTCTTTGAATGCATCACTGTTAGCAATGGCATCGCTCAGCCCTTTAGACGACTGTTTGCCAAACTGAAAGGCTACACGCCGGTTTATTAAAGCTTCCCGCATTTCATAGAACTGTTTAACCAATGCCTTTTTTAGAAAGACAATTGGCCGACTATTACCGAGAAGTGCTATCAGGGTTGTGGCCTGTAGCATATTTAGATGCCATATTTTACGAGGCCGACCGCCTTTACTTCCTTTGGGAGGTTTCGACGTCTCAAACGTTAAAACCCCAAAGTCCTGTAAGTCCTTTTTATAGGTCTCGATATTGTCATTAATTGCCCGATGAGTCATCCCCACATATTGGGCGATTACGTCCCCTGTCGTATACAGCTTGGCATTCAAACTGCCATTGGTCAGAAACACTAGTTCATTCATACGGGCCCGGACACCTCCTAAACTTGCTTATAAAGCCAATCATTTAACTTATTAGCTGTACCAACTCGAACATTGGTACGCTCACCGGTTAAAATCTTATCCAACGTCCAACGGCTGACTCCCGTTTCCTTTGAAAGGGATAGGACATTTAAGTTCAATTCACCACGCTTTCTGCGCACGGCCGTTAGCATATCCTTAGAAATTTGTGCCATTCAGTTCAGCCTCCTTTCGTAGCTACATTTGTGGAACTAAATTTATTCTACAAAAGTAGAAATATTTTGTCAACTACATTTGTAGAATAACTATGCTATAATACTAATTAAATCGTTATGGAGGTGATTTTTTGAATCGAATTAAGGAGCTACGATTAAAGCATAATTTGACCTTAAAAGAACTTTCTACTAGAACAGGAATTTCTGTTTCTTCATTGAGCGCTTATGAACGTGGCGACCGATCTCCCAAAATAGAAGCACTTGAAACACTCGCCAAGACGTTCGATGTCCCATTATTCTACTTAGATGGTTCTGCTGGCCGTGATGGTCAAATAAGAGAGGTCGCACCCTACCTAACGCTTAACGATGATGGAACTATCGCACTTAACATTCCTGATGATTTTCAAAAGGAAATCCAAAAAACTTACAATGAAATACCTGAGCCAGCACAATTCGGTTTTGATGTATTTAATGACGTTTGGGAAAAAGTCGACGAGTTTGCATTCAAAGTTCCACCTTACATTAAAGATGCTGTGAACCTATACTTCTTAAAGCTCTTAAGTCGTGCCAACTACACCGATCAAACGGGAAATGATCCAACTCATGGACACAACAGTTTCAATTAAATAGCCATCTCCACATTTCTTACATAACATCGCCCTGCCGTGGTACGTTATGGAGGAATTAACAATGGCAAATTTTAAGCAATATACTAAGACAAACGGAACCAAGGCATGGGAATACACGTTGTCTCTAGGCTTTGACCCAGCTTCTGGTAAGCGAGTACGTTCACACAAGCGCGGTTTTCAGTCCAAAAAGGAAGCCCAAATAGCAGCAGGTCGTGAGGAATCATCGGTATACGATCATGGCATTAAATCAGGTCGTAAACAGTCCTTTCAGGAAGTCTACGACCTGTTTATGGTTCAGTATCAAAAAACGGTTAAGAGTAGCACTCTGCGCAAGGCATTGGGCTTCTACCGTAACCACATCCTCCCCACGTTCGGCAAGAAGGATATTAAGAAGGTCACGCCGCTTCAATGCCAGCACGTCATTAACGACTGGTCTAAGTCTATTCAAGACCCTAAGAAGGTCATGAACTACGCTAGCAAAGTGTTTCAGTACGCTATGCGTATGGAGCTGATACAACGTGACCCGACTAAGCTCATCACCATACCCGAACGGAAAGACAAGCCAACCGGAGATATTGACGGGAACTTCTACGACAAAGACGAACTCAATCTCTTTTTCCAATGCCTGAACAAAGAACGTAACGAAAAAGCCAAAACCCTATTTAGGATTCTGGCTTATACAGGGATGCGTAAGGGCGAGTGTCTGGCTCTGAAATACTCTGACATAGACTTCACCGCTGGCACCATCTCAATTACACGCACGCTGTCCAATGGCGTTGATGGTCTCATGCTGGAAACACCTAAGACGCGTGCCTCTATTCGGACTATTGATATTGACCCGGAGACGCTGAATGTGATTACTCGTTGGCGGTTCACCCAAAAGAAGGCCATGCTCATGCTAGGATTCAACATTGGCAACGACCCCGACCAATTCATTTTCACCAACAATAAAAACAAGCTGCTGACGCCTTCCCGTACGACTATCTGGCTCGATCAGATTATCAACAAGTACGGATTGAAACGCATCACCACTCACGGCTTCCGGCACACTCACGCTAGTATGCTTTTTGAAGCCGGTGCGTCCATTAAACAGGTACAACAACGACTGGGTCATGCCGACGCACAAACAACTCTGAACGTCTATACGCACGTCTCTAAGCATGCCAAGAAAGACACCATTAACAAGTTCGTTAAATATATGGAATCCTAGTAATTGTCACCAAAAGTGTCACCACAAAAAAAGGCGCTAGCTCTAACTAGCGTCCCATCAACGTTTCTAACAATTCATACCCGATTAAATGCGCCCCCCGAGAGTTGCGCAAAAGGCCCACAAAACGCCGGGGTAAAGCATTCCTGTTGAAATTGGTTACAAAAATGGTTACATTCGTGCGAGGGACAATACATAAAAACCCACCCAATCCAATTTAAGGACTGAGTGGCTTTCGTTTACTTGATTTTATTAACGTAATCCGCATTGGATGTGATATATAGCCCATTGCCAAGTTGTAACCGAGTTATCTTGCCGTATTTCACGACCTTGTCAATATCGAAAATAGTTCCCTTTTCAAACTTCTTTTCCTTCTTCTTAAAAGCCTTATCGTGATACCGTGTTACCGACGTAATTGCCTTAACTTGCTTAGCCGCGGTCAAATACGTTGGCTTCTTCGTGGAAGCCGAACCACCAACACCATTCTTCAAGTCCTTAGCAAACTGGGCCTTACTAATTCCCCACTTACGAAGATAAGCGTAAGGATCCTGGTGGTCGCCCCACAAATTATCGCTTACCCACTTATGGGACTTGATTCCCTTACCAGATCCGTCCAACGTGAGTGGAATACCATACTTCTTGGCATAATATCGGATAACCCACACATAGCGCTTATACGACTCATTGAAGCGTTTCTGACTGTCCACGTGAGCCAGCTCCACTTGGAACGGGCTACGTTCATTTGCAGGCGAACCGGCCCCGTAAGCGATATAATCTGGGGTTCCAACAATGTAGATACCTTGATCGTCCACAATAGCATGGGTATATGCGGATTGCCAGTGCCCTCGCATATAGGATGCTTCGTTTTTAGCAGACCCAACGGCCCGGTTGTTATCATTCCCGGTATCATGGGCAATAATGTACTGATGAGAAGCCTTACCACTCGCCCCCTGATTGGTTCCTAGTTCATAACTGCGATTGATTGGATAGCTCACTTCTTGTCACCTTCCTTAATCTGAAATCCTTTGAAGCCATCAAACAGGCCTGATGTAAAGCCGCCTACCAAGAGACCCATAACAGCCCCCGATAAGTAGTTGTGGTCGGCTGTCACCAGTACAGACAAAAGCCCGACCAATACGCCCACAATCATCGATAGCCACGGCATGTACTGGTTGGGTATCTTGGTCTGCTTAACTGCTTGAGTCAAAACAAAAACGACCAAAATCGTCAACATTAATTCGGCCGTTGTTCCTAGATTGAGTTGCTGGATATAATCCATACTACTCACCTCGTTTCTTCAGTTTTTCATTTTCCTTCTTTAACCGCTCATTCTCTCGTTTAAGCCGCTTAATCTCATCAGTTTTGGTCGGGGGCTTACCGGCATTGATTCGTGCCACCCACACCGGAACATATCCGACTGCAATCGCGGAAATTGCGGAGAGAATGGCGGTGAATACCTTATCACTAATCCTAATCATCCCCTGTAAAAGCATAGCTAACAATTCGGCAAATCACCCCGCCCGTCAGCACGGCGCCCGGACTAATCAACGCGCCCATCTCCATATCATGAATTAAGAAACCCAGAAAAAAGGACATCCACACAAAGACTAGGCAACCAATCATAATCGGTCGGGCATAGAACCAGTGGAAGTCCCAGATTGAGTAAACCATTGTAAATGTTCCGATGACTGCAATTATAAAAATTGAAACAGGGTCATCTAAAAAACCCAACACGGTATGTGCTGGGGGTTTCAAATCGAAGAAATTCACTTGAATGATAAACACGATCGCGATCGCATAAGTCTCAATTGCCGACCAAAACCAAAACTGATTTTTCTCGTAATGCTCATAAAGCTTTCTGTCCATAATAAAAGCACCTCACTATTCATTTTCAGTGGGTGCTTGATAGTCCTTGCCAGTGATATCCTTGTACTGATCCGGTGTGATACACCAATTGACCATATAGCCAATGTCTAACCCCCATGAAGCATACAACTTAGCATCTTCAATGCTTGGTGCTGAAAATGGATTGTTTCCCATAATGAGTCCTCCTATTCTGCCTTGGCTGCGATTTGCTTTTGCACTGCCACAATTTGCTGTGACAGACTGACGAATTGCTTCTGAAATTGCTCCTGCGTAGTGACAAATTGCTGCTGGGCTTCTACTTGAGCCTTTGTGGCACTCCCCAGCGCTGTTTGCAAGCCTTGAATAGTTTCACCTTCTTGGTCAATCAATCCTTGCAGATAGTCGATATCCAAGTTGGGTAAATTACCCGGAGCTGTGACTTCTTGTGAACCGTCACCCTTGAATGCATACATCCACCAGTAGCGAGTGAAGTACTGAATCGAGGTAGTTGGGATACTTACCGTTCGTAAGTTATCTGCTGGCTCAAGCATGGGTGTAGTATCTTTATCTGGAAACTTGTTATCTGAATCTGGTTTTACGTAGTAAATTGGCATTTCTGTTCCTCCTCGCGGTTAAATTGCAACTATTTTTTGAACCAAAAGAATTGAAAAAATATTATTATTGTTGTCAGTTAAATCGAAAACTGTGCCTTGATTTTTTGATATAAAGTGGAATCCACTAGAATCACAGGTAATGGATACACTACATTGATTACCACGAGAAGCACTCATATATAACGTGCTATATCCAGTCAGATGGTTCGCAGGTATATCAATAGTGGCGACTGATGGTTTCAAATATAGGTTTTGATAACCACCCGGAATTGTGTAATCATGCCACTTAAATAGCGAATTTATTTTTTTAGCATCACTATACCCATAATATTGATTGATGTTGATGTACACTCTAATGCCATTTTTGATTCCAGATACGTTTATTTTTTTCTCAATTGAAGTATCTGGAATTATTGTAGGAGCATTAAGAGTTTTTATCCCAAAACCATTTCCGGTGGCATTATTGGCTTGCCAAAATACATAGCCTGATGGATAAAAGCTTGAATATATTTTAGTAGCATTGCCTTTACCATCGGCATAATACATGCCGCCAATTTTTGTAGCATTGCCTCGGCCATCAGCCATATACATACCGCCTACTTTTTTTCCACCTTGAACGTAAAGACCCATGCTATGCCTCCTCATACCAGAAAATGCCGGGAACTGTAGCTGATTTTGCTGCTGCTAATGCTGCATCGTCACTAGCATTGGCATGATAATAATCATTTAAATCGTCGCTGGTAGCGACTGATTTACCTCCGTTCACAGTGAGATTAGTAAAATCAACGGGTTCAGAAACCGACCCAGTATCCGGATTGCGGTGAACCACATTGGCGTCGTTAGCCGGCATAATGCGCTTACCATTGAGATTCATGGAATCGTCGCCATTATCAGCGACTTTCTTACTTAATAAGTCGTCTGATTCTTTCTTGCTATAATACTCGGTCATATCTGGCTTAGGAATTCTAGCAATGGCATCTTCCACAAACTTAATAGTTGCCAACCCGTCAGGATCTAACTTTACTGTCACATTGGCTTTGTCACCCACAATCACGAAAATAGTAATGCCAAATCTCAAAACAACTTTATCCGCAAAATCTGGCATGTATTGTGCATGCTGGCTTTCGGCTGTCATGACTGAAAAGAGAACCTCTTGATCATGTCCGTCCTCTTTAGCGTAAACGCCCAATGCATTCATGCTATAAGACTTATTCAATCCTTGATTCATAAACTGTACTCTGGTACCAATGACCCCATCGCTCCCACTAGGATCATCGACCTGTTCGACAATTGAGCCCTCTTGAACTTCGTTCGGCAATTTAGTCAGTGCTGCTAACTGCTCGTCAGTCAGATCACTTAAATCATCACCCGTGGCCACGGCCCGAGTAATGACATAATGTGTCTTGCCATTGGCAGCTAAAGTTGCCAGCCGGGTGCCCTCGGTCGTTAAAACTGTGTCATTGTATTTTGACAATTCACATCCCCTCCTTCTTTGCATTTACTGTGGTTTCAATAATGGCTTGTGAACCACCACCGTAGCGAATTCTTTCCATGGTAGTTGCCGAATAGTCCAACTTGGGACGTACACTGGTCTCCACAGAATACGTTGTACCAGTGAATAAAACCAATCCCCATTGAACCCGGGCCTCCGCCTCTGTAGTTACGCTGTATACCATGTTGGCCGGGAGATACACGTTCAGTAGGTATTGCAGTCGGTGAATCTGTTCCCAACTAATGTCATCCCACTGACTCACTGTAGTTACGGTTTCTTTAACTACGTCCCGGAAGACTTCCCCCGGAATATTAAATGACTTCAACAAATCTTTTAGATACTTGAACGTGATCGGGTGCGGCGGAAGCAGTCGAACCAGAATGTCATACCGCCGTGACTCCAATGTTCTGGTTAAATCTGTATCAATGTCTAACTCATATTCGAAAATACTCAAACCATCACTATCGGCCTTCATAACAAATTTATTCAGTAAAAGACGCTGAACATCTGCCTCCACACTATCGAAGGCTGGTTGTTCGGCATCTAATAAGGCATTCATTTCCAAAACACCATCGTAATAATCTGGCTTAAAGTCCTGCAATCTACTCACTAATCATCACCTCACCAACTTCTGGCAGCTGAGATAGCTCGTTAGTGAAAATTAACGATACATCCTCTTCCTGACCGTTTAACATCGGGAGTGAAGCGTTCACCACACCCTCAATCTTCATTACTTCGGCTAGAAGCTGCGACCGGTAAACCGTCAGTGAGTACCCTCGACCAGTCTTACTATCAAGGGTGGCCCACTTCTCACGGAGTTTGCCAAAAAACGTTGCAATACCGTTCTGAATCTTACCGGTTACGACTCCCAGCGTCGCATCAGGAGATAAGCTGACTGTGGAGGTCACATTGATTTTAAGAACTTCTGGAGCGACTACTGTTACCACATGATCAATCGGTGCCAGCCCATAACCCTCATCTTCGGGTGCCGGATCAATCTGTGATTGAACTTGCTTAATCAGTTCTTTACTAGCGGGTAACAAGTCATTATCCAAGATAACCAGCTTAACTGTGCCTCCGCCTTGCCACGTTGGGTAAATTTGACCAGCACCGACAGAAGTGATCTTAGCCAACATATCAGCATAGTCCGCCACATTTCCACCGTACGCGATGTAACTATTGGACGACAGGAGACGGGATCGAAGATGGTCATCATCTTCATCGTCCCGCGCCGGCACTGATACCTCGATGATCTCGGCCCAGGAGAGCGCGTCATTCGGAGTAACTGGTAGAATCTGACCCAGATAACTATTAGGATCAGTCCCCGCAACGTCAGCGGTTAAAACAGCAGTCCCGTCTTCATTCACAGTCGCGACCGTATAGAAAATAGGATCATCACTCACACTCGCAAACTGGTCGCTGACTTCAACATTATGGATAGGCTCCCCATTACTGTCAGTAAACTTGGCCATCACTTGCGCTGTGGTGGCTGTTTGTCGCGCTGTGCCACTATCGGTTGCGTGCCAGTCAAGGGCTTCTCCCTCAGCCGTAGACTTATAAATCTGTTTAACGGCTTCTGCTTCTTGCAATGAGTTCTCGGCCAACATTGTTGCAGCTGGGGCCATTGCATCGTAGATAATCGACCCTTCCCGGGTGTCTACCGTCTCTGGAACTTCGTCTAGCATTTTGTCTAACCAATAATCAAAGTTCTGAGCCTGTAGTGTCTCAATCAACGTCTGTGGATTCACTTAATGTCACCTCACTTTCAATCGGAACAGTACCGAAGATGGTTTCGACGGTACCACTTACCATTAGTGTAGTTGAATTCATCTTTTGAACATCATCCACACGCACATCGGTTACCCGATCATCGGCATACATGGCTTCTTCTAGCATCCGTTCCACTTCAACCTCGGCATAATCAAATTCTTTGCCCAACAACTCATTAAAGTCGTTGCCGTAGTCCTCGGTATAGATGGGAAACACGAACCGTTCCGTTCGAAGAATCTTATCAATGGCTTGAATCATGGCTTCCCGGCCATCAGTCATTGACTGAATTCGACCGTTCTTAACTAGATAGGTACGGCTGGGTAATGTCTCTTCTTCAAGGCCATCGTCCGTTTCGTCCTCGACATCCAATTCAATCTCTTCTTCATCATCCATCTTCGTCACCTCCCGTCTTCTCTAGTACATAGAATTGTTGCCCGCCATCTTGGCGAATCATAGTGACACCATCGCCCTTCTTTAAAGCATTTAGAATGGTAACGGTTTTGGTATCACCATCAATTTTCATTTTCACCTTATGGTCGGTGACGACCTCACTCAAATTTAAAAAGGCTTCGGTAAGTACCATTTGGTTAGAAATCTGAATTTGAAGTGGTGACTCACTGACCACCGTTCCAAAAACAATGTCGGCGTAATCGCTATCTGAGCCACCTCGACCCTTTATCATGTCTAGTAATCGTTCACCAGCCATTACCAACGCACCTTCATTTCTAATTCGGCTTGGTCAGTCGTCCCACTAAAAGTATGGGTGGCCTTGGTAATCAGGAGGTACTTGGTTCCTACGCCGATGTCCTTCAGCGACTTAATCTTAACTGGGTACTCATTACCCGGAATCATGTTCAAGGTAGCAAGCACGTCCAGTTTGAGCGTGTGAGCCTGCTTGCCCTTTGACTTTAAAATGCTAGCCGCCTTGGCCTTCATCTGGGCCACGTTAGCTTTATCCTTAGCCTTTTCGACTACTTGAAGTTTCCCCCATCGCTCAACGGAATTCCCTTTCTTGGTAATGGTCGTCAGCTTGGTGTTTTTAACTTCTGCCGCTTTCTCCTGAGCTGAGGTCAATTTAACCTTAGAGGTGGAAGAGGTCTGCTGCTTCTTTTTCTTATCTGTTCGAACGACTCGGACTACATTGGCGACATCCTCAATGCTTCGTGAATAACTAAATCCGGTAAGATAGGAGCCGTCCCCCATGTAATACTTCATGCGTTTAGACGGAGCTCGGCGTAACTCAACGGTCCCATAATTGCAGTAAAGAAAATAGCGATGGCCGGTTGCCCGGCGCGTCGCCTTGAACGAATCTTTTAACATATCGAAGTAAGATTTACTGTCGCAGACCTCAGCTACCAGTTTATGCGTTGATTTATCGACAACTTTGTGTGGCACCCCGGCCAATTTAGCTGCCTTCGTGAACCGCTGTGAGATAGTCGACACTGGCCAGATTAGTGAATCCTGATTCTTGAAGTAGCGGAGGTTATCGTAGGCGGTGATACTAAAGACTTCCGACTGGTCATAATCGAACTTGAAGATTTTCCCTCGAAAGACCTTCTTGTGATCCCAGCAAAATCGGACTTCATCACCATTTTTTGGCGTGAATCCTTCATCAACTTCGACCAGTTTGAAAGTCAGCTCACCGGCGGCAAAGTCGATGTCGGTCGTCCACTTAATCTCAGATTCCAAAATATCTCGAACATCCCAAGTTGTTTTAGTCCCTGGGGTCTTAATCGTGAACATAGTTACTGTCATCATTACACCGCCTTTACTGCTGACTTAGATACCCAGCCACGAGCGCCACCACTGAGGGTAGCAATGTGGTATGGATATTTAGCATTGGGAGCAACCAAGCTAATTTTTCGTGTGGCATTTCGTTCAGTTGCTCCGGGTCCATTGCCAGCAGAATCGCGGTGTAAACGACCATTCACAGTCACTTTAGACCCTCGTCCCATCTTCTTAGGCGGCTTAGATCGGGACTTACCCTTCTTAGCTGTTTTTTTGGACTTCTTCTTGGCTTTTACCTTTTTCGCTTTGTGAGCTTTGTATTCGCCAATTTTAAGCGTGTACGCATACTCATCAGAAAAGCCGTCCGCCATGCCATACTTAAACTCCGAAATGATTCCCTTGAAGCTGATCTTAGTACTTGAAATTACCAAACGTACCGGCTTCTTAGCCTTATACAGTTTATTGAGCTTGTCCAAGTAAGTCTGTCCATTCTTATAAACAGTCTTAGTACTAAGATAGTGCACATTAGCTGTCTTAACTGGCAACGTACTGGTAATTTCAATCGACTTTAGCTTCTCATCACCAATCAAATTAATCTGACCCAGCTTGACCATGCTCACTGTCTTATCATCGGTCGCAGCATCAATGTTAAATTCCTTCGGGTTGATAGGAAGGTTAAACGTCTTGTTCTTAGAATCAGTAATCGAGAATTTCAATTTAACCCCTCCGTTCGTTTAGGTTGACCAGGTAGTCTTCAATCTTTGATACCAAAACCTCAGCATCTTCGTAGCCCTTACCGGTACTATTAATCTGAATAGCACCCGGAGCGATGGTGATGTTGCCACCAGTCGATTGCTGGTTGGTCGTGGTGTTACTAGTGTTCCCACCGTACGGCGTTACACTGCTAGCGAATGGCGAGTGGGCGGGCGTGGAAGCATTGGGATTAAACCCGGGCATTATAGCACCCTGAGCACCAGTCACAGCGGTATGTGCCATGCTGGCACCGGAAGCTGCAACTAATGGACCAGTTCCATCCATGCCAAGTGCCATTCCTTGTCCCATATAATCACCAATTTCAGCAAAAAGTTTTGATGGTGAGTGAATACTTGCAGCAGCTCGAGCGGCACGGTTCGCTTGTGCAACAAGGGCGTTAGCGGCTGCGGCTACTTCACCTACTTGAGAACGCATACCAGCGGCTAACCCAGCGCCAATCATCGAACCAGCTGAACGCATTGCACCAATTCCAGCGCGAGCCGCAGCTACTGCGCTTGCAATACTGCTTCGAACGGCAGCTGAAATACCGGCACCCCCGGCACGTGCAGCTGCCGCTGCTGCACGCATCCCGCTTGCAACTGCTGATACAACTCCTGCCATTGAAGGCCGCATAACGTGTGGTGCTGGTATAGTTGGAATCGTTGGCTTAGTAGGTGTTGGAATGTGTGGTGTTGCAACTTTCACATGTAGCGTTGGTAAAGACGACGGCATGGTAGGTGCTGGTACTTTAGGTGTAGCTACTTTCACATGTAGCGTTTGAGTAGCTGGCATCTTGGGCGTTGGAACCGTCGGCGCTTCCACTTTAGGCTTAATGGTCGTTGCTGACGCTTGCTGCTGTAGCTTCGCCATAGGATTGCCGACACCCGTTGTATCAACTTCAGCTTTAGTTTTGATAGGCGTAGAACTTGCCTGCTGCTGAAGCTTTTGCATCGGGTTACCTACACCAGATGTATCAACCTCAGCCTTAGCTTTTACCGGGTGAGAATCTGCTTGTGCTTGAATTGTTTGAAATGGATTAGCGCCAGCTTGAATCTGGGGTTTCACATTGATATTTGCTGTTTTGCTAGCCGTCATTTGATCCATCTGTGAAAAAACATTTGAGGTGTCTAGTTTAGGTTTAATCTGAATATTGCTAAGGTTACTTTTTGTGCTAGATGCCTTCGTATCTAGTTCACCAAGTGCCGAAATTACTGCTCCTGTAGCGGATTTATCACCAATATGACTAAGTGCGTCCCCAATGCCACTGATGCTGTCCTTGGCTTTCGACAATGATTCTGCCGCACCGGAGAAGTCACCAGACATCGCCTGTTTTAATGCCATCATCCCATTAACGATTGCCATTATGGCATTAACAACCGCTGCACCAACACTAACGACGATACGAAGAGCATCCGCAAAGGCTGCAAAGGCAAGAGCCAACCCAACAATTACACCAACACCAATCATGCCCAGCGCTTGTCCCAACATTGGCAGGAGTGCAGACACTACTGGTTCCAATGCCGTCTTCAACTCATTGAAGGCACTGACTAAAGGTGCAAAGATCGTACCGAGATTACTAAAAATCGTAGTAAGAAAGTTTTGTACTCCCATAAAGTTAGTCTGCCAAGCGTAGACAGCCGCCACAATTGCCACTGTCACAGCGGCTAAAGCTAACCCAATTGGAGAAATCAGTAGTGAAAACACTGATCCAATGGAGCTAAAGATGCTTATAAATTGTGCCGGTATTGCAATCAGCTTTGTGATAAAACCTGTTACAGCAGTTCCAATACTTGCAAAGGCTCCCATAATCCCAGTTAATATTCCGGATATTGCAGACAGCCCGGCAAAGGCACCCACAACTCCAAGAATATAGGGTGCTACCGTCTTTAATGGTGCTATTCCTGCTGCTATTTTAGAACCAAAACCAATAATGCCATCAGCTAGCCCATCAAAGTTAATGTTGCCGATCTTATCGGTAATACCGCTAATAGCATTAATCCCAATCTTGCTAACTTTATCAAAAGCCGGTTGCATCTTATTGGCTAACGTTTCACGAAGACCATCCATCGCTTGACCAATAGTCTTGTACTGCGTGGCCATCTTAGAAAAGTTCTTATTGGTACCTGTTTGTGCAATCGCATCAAAGAAATCTTGGGTCTTCACCTTACCGTCTTGAACGTCCTTAACTAATTGACCAGTACTTTTGTGCATTGTTTTTGCCACGGCTGCCATCCCAGCAGGAGTTTGTTCAAGCATCAACTTAAAGTCCATCCACTGGATTTTCGGCTTGGCAGCGGCCTGGGTCGCTTGCTGGCTTAAAGTCTTCATGGCCTGTTGTGGATCAGATGAAGCGGCAGCCAAACCACCAAACCCTTTAACTAGCTGAGTCGTGTTTTTAGTCCCCACAGCTGCCAATTGGCTATATGTGGAGGCCATGTCTGACGCTGAGTAAATGGTCTGTTGCGCAAACTTCTGTAAGTCTCCACGAGTGGAAGCAATCTGTTTTGGCCCCTGACCAATCATTTTCATATTGCCATTAAAAGTCTGCCAGGCTCGACTAGATTCATCGAGTTCACCGTACATGCTTTTAATTCCACTACTAATTGCACCAATTCCTTTCGTAATGCCAGCGCCTATCACGTTGGCACCTAGGAACTGCTTAAACATCCCACCTCCACCGTTGTTTGCTGCGTTTCCTTTCAGCTTATTCATAGCATCAGCGCTACTACCAAGACCGGCCTTTAACTTATTCAATGTCGATGTGAACGCATCGTTAATTCTAATTGTTGCGCTAACTGTTTCTCCCATATTCCACCTCCTCTCCATAAACTAAAAAACCAGGTCGCTATGATCTGGTTTTTCGTTCTGCTTGTTTTTGTGCTTTCTGTTCCTGTTCAATTCGGTTATCAATTCCGGCAATGACCAATGCTTTTTCGTCTGTATCAAGGTTGGTCCATTGGTCGGGCAACCACCCAAACTCAAACATGGCATAGTGGTAGTAAGTGAACTCCTGCCCTTTTCCGGACTTGATTAGTTTTTTGCTTCGTCAACCTTCTCTTCCAAAGTATCTCCTAAAGAGAGCGTATTTACCGCCTTAACCAACTTAGTCAATTCTCCCATGGAAAGCATCTTTTTAAGAGTACCAAGTGGGTCCGCTAAGGTACCATAAAACTCCTGAAGCTCCTTCGAATTCAAATCTGGTTGGACAACGGACTGCACAACTAGGGCATCTGCATATTTGTCTTGGTCGACTTGCCGGACAACTTGACCATATTGGTTCTTGTTGGTTCTAGTCGCTGCTTTTTGCAACTTCTCATTTTCTTCGTTAGAAACCTCAGTGATGACAAAGGGAGAGGCAAACCCCTCAAACTTCAATTCCTGAGTTGCCATCTCCCGCTTGCGCAGGAAGTCCTTAATCGATACTTGTTCAGCCATGTTTAAATTCCTCCTATTATTCTTCGAAGCCAGTAAATGGCTCTACTAATTCAATACCTTCAAACGTGAAGTCAGATTCCCATTCCATTACACCATCGTCGGCTTCAAAATCGGCCACCGGAATGTCGTCCAGGTTAACGTCTTTCAACAGAACCGTTTGTTTTCCGGCCCGTGAAGTTGGGTCCTCAATGGTCATCGTGATGGTGAAGTATAAGTCCTTTTCGCCTTTAATGTAAGGGAGCGCGTACTTCAACCAGTTAGAACTAATCACGTACCCACCCAGAGTCCCTGTGCCTTCAACCGAAGTAGTCTTCTTGTGCTTCCACCGAGAACCTAGGGTCTGAACATCTTCCTTGTTCTTTTCCAGTTTTGCTGCAACCTGGGTAGCTTCAATCATTGGCCAAACTTTACCATTCATTTCAACAAAAAGCTTAGCATCCTTTGTAGAGATAGTGTCACGGCCATTCAGAAATTGACCGATAACAGACGCTGATTCATCTCGCATTGTCATAACTTAATCGCCCCTTTCTAGTTTACAAAAATCGTCATGTACAGCTTTTCCATCGCATCAATCGGAGTCACACCCAGCGTGACAAAAATTGAATCTCGGTCTTCGCCCGGTTCAACACTTAGATCAGTAGCATCGACTGGCTGGATCACGGTAGAATCGGATAAGTCCTTCAAATAGCTAACGCGATTGGCTTTAAAAAGAGACCGACCCGTACTATCGTTATTAATCTTCCCTAAGAATTGTGACTGGAACGTTTCCATCGTATTGGTCGCAATCGTATCTAACGTCCGAATAACCCGGTTCTTTTGGAAAGCATTTGGCTTGTCATCAGTAATCGAGACCAGTGAATTAATGTCCTGTTCAACCGTCACGGAACCATTCCGTAGAGTCGTGAAGACAATCTGACCGGCATTCAATGCATTTACAGTCTGCTCATTAGTTCGCTTAGGAGCAGCATTAATAGCATCTGGATAAACAGTATAGGTGAGTGAAGTACCCGCATCGGCAGCGGAAGATGCACCAGCAAACCAACCGGCGGCCTGGGTAGCAGTTAAGATTGAACCGTCCACTAGTTCCACCCCATTATTCACAACAGAAATGGCTTCGTGATCATACTTAGAAGCCCCTTCCATCATGGGAACCACAGCCCGAACCTTGTACCCCTCTTCATCACGAAGGCGTTTTACGGCAGCGACCACAAGTGAGTGAATATTGTTGTCTGCGGCAAAGCCAGCAGTGGTCACAACGTTATAATTCTCAGTTGCTAACACATCATTCAGATTCTCGGTAACATCACTCGCTTTAGTAGTTCCACCAGTCAGTGTATAGCTAGTCGAAGCTGCTAAAGCATCAAGTTTGGCCTTGCCCGCCTCTGCTGAGAAGTCGGCCCCGCCATCACTAACAGTAACTTCACCAACTGGCTCGGTTGAATCTCCCGTAAAAGTAACATTTACGTAATCGTTAGACTCTAACCCGCTGGCTGTGGTCGTCCGAATAATCTGCTCATCCACCATCGTGGTACCCAGTAAAGTCTTTACCGTAACCAGTGTTTCATCGTTGGGGTCCTTTTCAACCGTCACAGTTAAGGTGTTACCAACCGTACCAGCGTACTTAGCGGTAAAGTTCCAAGGCAACTTGGCATCCTCAACCTTGGCCTTCTCACCATCGTTTTGATTAAGGTAGAGTACCGTTAAAGCCCCCTTCAACGTTTCACGAAGTGGGATTAACCGTGTGTCGTCCAAAGTGGTACCCAGTACTGAACGAAAGTCAGTAGTGTTATCTACCTCCACGACACCATTAGGCCCCCATCCCAGGTCAGCTGACCCAATCAATAAGGTCCGACCTAAAGTTGTATCAGGTTGTGCCTGCGGAGCACCCTTAGTGTTGATATAAGCACCGGGGCGCCGCTTATTTTGTGCTGTCCAAATTCCACCAGCCATACTAAATTCCCCCTTTAAATTCTTTGATAATTTTCGTTGCTTCGATCTTGGTGTAAGTCTGGCCGTCTACCAATCGAATTGAAAGAATATCCCGTTCAATTGGCTTAAAGCCCTTACTATGCACTAAGGCCGCCTTACTAAATTTATTTTCCATCGGTAATTCCTCCGTGGTAATTCATCGTTTGCTGCTTGGGCGTGAGGTCTTCCGGATAAGCCCGAATCATAACGGAGAAGGCCATGGTTAGCGCACCATCCACAACACTAAAATCAACATCTCGAATAGGAGAAAATTGGTCTAGCTGCGTGAACCGGTCTAACAACCGTTCCTCCATCCACTCCATGTCGGGTTCAGCATTGTCCGGGTCCGGGAAGTAAACCACCTGGTAGTGATACCCCCTTTTCTGCCGACTAAACAGTTCTGGTTGTCGGGTAGTCGTAATCTTGGACACGAAAAAAGACGGTTCTTTAAACCCGCCTTTCTGGTTCTTCCGGTAGACAACTGCTTCCGGAAAGATTGTCTTCAATTGCTGTCCAATTCGACTGATAATATCCATCGTCAATCTAGCAGCCCCCTTAACGCCCGTTCTAGGGACGGTGCTATTAGTTGTGGCATCTGCCCTTCAACCTCAACGACCGTATCTTTCAACATGAAGCGACCTTCTACCCAGCCACCACCGCCACGAGTGCGGTGACCGTTTTCAACGAATGGTGCATACTCTGTGTTGTTGTACAGCTTAATGGCGATAACTGTACCAGTGATAAATGGCCCATCAGCATGCCATGTTTGTCTTAAGTGACCAGTATCAACCGGTGTCCGACTCTTAACAGCCTTCATTGACTGGGCCTTAACCCGTTGCATTGTTACTTCCAAACCATGTTTAACCGATTCAGTGGCAATCTTAGAATTCACTCGGTCGGTCCACGCTTGAAATTCAGCATCATCGATGGTAAATCCAGCCATTAGGATTCCTCCTTCGCCTTTTCGTCCCGAACCATGGCGACTTCTTGGTGACTGATATACCCGGCATAACCCTTGCTGGTGCGCTTGTAGTTGGTAGTCTGACCATTTACATCAGTTACCACAATATCGGCGCCAGCAGGGATTTTAATGCCATTTCGGATGATCAATTTAGCATCATAGGCATCAGTTCCAAAGAACGTCTGCTCACTAGCCTTTAGTCCTTTAAGGACCACTTTAGCCGGTTCGTCCTCCACAATTGTGACAGACTTACCATCGGTGAACACACCATCGAGACTATCCCTAACGCCGGTAATGGTCACCTTGTCAAACCACAGTTTGTTGAGCGACTTACTCATACGGTTAAAAGCAGCTTTCATCGTTTCACCACCCGAAATACATTGAGTTGAGCCAAGTAGTTGTCAGTCAACGTGTTAACCGCTTGAAGTTCCATATAAGCCTCACTGGACGACTTGAAGGTAACCGACGTGTCACCCTCGTTAATAGACTTAACATCGTTGTCACGGTCAGCAACTGGCGTGAGTAACTGGTGGGTAGTTAATAGCTGCTGACACAATGCTACTAGCGTATGATCCAGTTCTTCCGGAAGGTCCTTAATCGTAAGGTGCGTGTAGTTGGCAACATCACTGACGACCTTATCCAAAGCGAACCCCATTACAGCCGCCCAACTAGGATTTATCCCATCATCAGGGTTGAGCAACGACAACTGGGTCAGCAACTCTACTTTGCGTGGATGCTCATCCATCTAATTCACCTCTATTCGGCTGGCACTAGGGCCAACAAGTCAGCCTTAACCGACTTACCAGTGTGGTCGATGCTATGAGCGTCTAGCCAAGCGGTAATCTCGGCTACCGTATTGGCATCAGTTGGCTTCACATTGCCGGTAGGGTCGAAGCCGGCCACCACCGTTACTGCCGGGAAATCAAATCGGTCAGACTTAGCACCGGTCCCATCAACTAACTCACCGGTAAAGGTACCAGCTGGATAGGTCTTTCCAGGTAGGTCAACGTGAACCTTACCTTCACCGGTACCTACTAGATCGGTACCTTGATACACGTTTAAAATCATCTCTAGTGCCTCCTATTCTGCACTGAAATCGGCTCCGCCCTTAGTGGCTACAACCTTAATTGTGGTCGGAGCCATTAAGCTTTTGGGGATTTTTCAGCTGTGACAAATTCGATACCCTTGGTCTTAGTCTTCAATAATAGAACATCATCATAAGATTGTTCGTAGTACAGGTAATTCCCACTGTTGGCAGCACTAGGCGCATCGAAACCAACGAAACTATACTTTTGTGGAGCGATTTGAACCCCATTGAAGATCAGGAACATTTCAATCTGCTTAGCGTCGTCCTTAATCTTAGAACCAACAGTGAAGTCATATGCTGTTTGCATTAAGTCAGAAGGTACTACATTGATCGTCACATCATCTAAGCTGTAAACAGAGCGTTTGAGATTACCAGCATCGTTCAGATTAATTTGGCGATTGAGTGCGTCGGCTCGCTTCAGCATCGAGTTAACCTGTGGCGTCACATAGAGAATTCGACCAGCACCCGAAATCCGTGCCTCATCAAAGTCAGCCATCATGCTGTCAAAGACTTCTAAAATATTGGCTTCACTCAAAGTATCAGTGTGAATCCCTCCATCAGCAGCAGCTTCTTTTTCTTGGTAAAGCTTGCTGAACATTTGACGGTCCATTTCTGGCATCTTTTCATCCAAGTTAAACTGCTTGGTAATGTTAGCGATACTAATAACCATATTAGATTCATCCACATCGCTAGGATCAACCAATGTGCTCCAATAACGTTCATTCGTTAGTTCATATGAATCCCAATCATTACTATAGTTGGCTTGAATCGCCGTAATCGTTCGTCGGGTTCGGTCTTGGCGACCTTGTTCAATGGTCAAGCGGGGTACTTTAATGTGTTTTGCACCATCAAACTTGATAATACTGTTAGAAGGTGAGTTCCATAAATCGGATGAGAATAGATGCCCATCATAGAATGCCTGTTGAATTGCTTGTTGATAGGCATCTGCATAATTTACTGTTGTCATAGTTTAATTTCCTTCTTTCTATTATTTAAAAGCATCGACTAAAGTTTGAACTTGGTCTGAATCATTAGAGCCATTACCACCACCGGGTTCATAATTGGTATTAGAACCCTCATCAAACAGATACTCATTATCTTTTTTGATAGCTGCTAATTGATCATCTAATCCGGTTAACTTGCCATCTTCTTCCAATTGAATCTTATCCATATCTAACAAGGCTTCAACGGTCTTAGGATTGCGAGCCTTGGCACCGGATAAAGCTGTATTGAGAGCCTCGGTTAGTTTAGTTTGATTCAGTTGGGCCGATAACGCTTTGGTGTCGTTATCGTACTTGGCTTGTAGATCAGTAACTTGCTTAGTCAAATCCTCATTATCAGCGACTTGTTTCTTTAAAGCCTTCATATCCTTATCTCGGGTTGTTAACTGCTCTTTAAGCGTGTCGTTCTCTTGCTTGAGAGCATCCACATCCCCCAGTGAGGACTTGGCGGCCTCAATATCAACACCGTTGGCTTTCATAATGGCTTCAATTTGATCATCAGTCAGGTTCATACCTTTTAGTAAGTCTCGTTTCATTTAAAACATCCTCTCTCGCTAGATTTACGTGGGGCGACCACGAATCAAGGCAAAACAAATAGCAGTTTTACGACATGCTGAGGTCGAAAATGGGTATAAGGATAGCACTCAACAGATTTCTGGGTGCTACATACCGGGAACGATTCCCTTAATATCTTTCAATGTGTTTTTAACCCGCTCCATCATAGAGCTACTAAACAAATACTCAATACCAGTCGGCGTAATTTGCACATTATGAGTTTTGATATTTTCGCCATTCAGGGTGCTAATTGGCTGCACGCCTGAGATAAGTCCCTCATTAACCATATTTATCAAAATATAATTCCAATAGGTTTCGTTAAGCTTATAACTCAATTGATCGAATTCTTCATCGGTTATTGACTTGCCCTGTTTGAGTTTGTCATACAGAATTTTTAGCAACTGATACATAACCACAAAGTAATCGTCTTTAGCCATATCATCACCTCGATCAGGACTTGGCAAACTTATCAACGACTGGTTCCCGCTAACTTCTTCCATTGATTAAACGTAACATTTTTAACAATTTTACCCTTGCCAGTCTCCAAATCACGCGACCATCTTTCGCTAACCTCGGGTAATCCTTTAATTGATGGCACTGTGGTGCATCGACACCGACCATGAATGGTTGGGTAGTTGATCCCCGGCCTGCGCTCAGACACCTTAAATACCTGACCGTCTAACTTGGCGCAAACATCACAAGTATGGCTTTCAAGTGTCGCCATGTACTCGTATTCTTCAATTTCATTTTCTTCGTATGCCCGGGCGTTAGCTTCTTCGGCCACATGAGCCATCTCGGAAACGACCAACCGATGAACGTTGTTGCGTTTCACATCTTGAAACCGAGCGTGCATCATCTGGGTAACTTTCTGGGATCCATACCCCATGATGGTTCCACGAAGAACGGAGTCCATCAGGTAACTGGGTAACTCTTTTTGGTAGTTCTTCCAGATACGTTGTGAGAAGTCCTTACCATCTTTCCCCCAAGGCTGGCTCACTGCAATTCTAAGTTGGGCATCGTTGAAACGAGCAAAGTCAGCCGTGAACTTACCGTACTGCGCTTGTACGTTGTAGTTGGTTCGCATATAAGTATCACTGTACTGATCTACCAATTTATCCCGCATTGAATCTGTCAAGCTATGGGCGTGTGGCTGGGAAATGGAACGAAGTTGTTGCTCCAATGCCTGTAAACGAGCCACTCGGGAACGGAAGTATTCAGCATCTAACTCATCTTCATATCCACCAGCCTTAGCCTTCTCTCGAAACTGCTTTAATGTCAGTTCCCAATGCTTGGTATGAATACTGTTGAGGGCCTTACGAGCCGCGTCAGAATCAATTCCTTGGTTCTTAGCGTATTTGTCTACCCACTTGCTGACTTCACCATTAAGTTCGTGAAACAGACCATTGAGTTCAGGCTGTAGTGACTTCTCGTATGCCTCGGTCGACCGAATCTCTTTGGCTTTGGTTTGTAGATAACGGCGTTCCCAATAACTAAGTTTCGTCATCGTCCTCACCATCCACATCATGCAAGGCGTCCGGATTAGCATAACCATCGTGTTTTACAATATCGTCTTGCCGATCCCTTAACTCTTGCTGCCAATCTTCAACAATCGGATTAGCTTTAGCAATCGCTTCGTCACTCGAATACTGAGCAACCTGCGATATTGTCTGAGCTTCTTCGAGGTTGTTATGGATTGAAGCCCGAGACCAGGTCTGCTCAATCTTGCGACCGTCAGGGTCCGAAGCCTTAGACCACCGCATAATAGCCCGGACTAACTCATTGAGTGCATCGGTAAAGTAGGCCTGCGTGTTGGCCGCCTTTAACTCTAGGTGAGAGTACAGCATTTTAATGGCCGTTCCACTAGCGTTACTCGCTTCAAACTTGGTCGGGTCAATGCCTTGACCGTGCACGAAAATATCGGCCTTGGTAGACTCTAACAACGTCTTACGGGCCTCCACCGGGATGTCAATGGTCAACTTATCAACACCCGACTTATCGCCAGTTCCCACGCTGTCCATCTTAATCGCATGGTCTTGTTTTAGTGCCTTCATAAATTCTGCCAAGTCAGTACCACCATAGTTTGTCAACACTAAAATGACCTGTTGAATATCATCCACATCGTTGACAAAACCGTTGTACACGTCATCGTAAACATCAATCAGGCCCTTGTATTTATACAGTTCGGGGCGCTGGTACTTATTCTTCGGAAAGGCAATAAAGGGAATGCGACCAAACTGATGAGCCATCACGTTACCCGCACCAATATCAGCATTAGTCGTAATATCATAAACATTAAATCGTCCAGGCAACTCTTCGAGGTCGGTGTAGTCAGGCTTCTCAGACTTGAAAAATGTGCAGTCCTTGTCAGTCCAGTACTCGTGAATCTTATAATATTTACCCGTTTTTGGATCAAGCTGCGAATACGTACGACGCAATGCCAGTAACTTACGGTCCAAGTCACTTGAATAGATTGGGGTAATTTGATCAGGTGGTACAATACCATATCTAAATTGCCCGTCTCTATCTACCCAATAATGTGCCCATGCTACTCCAGCATTAGCCGCATCAACAACTAACTGATTGAGTCGGAGCCCAAAGTTGTCACCTAAGGTCGTTTTAATCTGGTCATTTAGACCGTCATCTTCGACATCCACAGAGGGAGGGGTAGTTGCAAGATACCCAGCTTCTTGATCAACCAACAATTGATGGAAGTTATTACTAACTCGGTTGTCAGCTTGACGTAAAGGATCGTCACTTCCTTTAGGGTTAACTCTTGACTCCCCATTGTTGCGATTGGTGATGTCGTTTTTGTTAAAGTAATATCGAACTGACCGATTAAACTGTTCGTTGAATTTGTTTCGTCGTGAATCGGTATTCGTGAGTAGCTTCTTCATTGTTTTTACTTCCAAGGTACAAACCCTCCCTTCTTCATCAATGACTCTAATTCGTAGCGCGTTTTATCAATTGAGTGATCGTTACCATCTGGATACCCAGCCTTGAAGTTCCCCATTGCATCGCGAGCCAGTTCGTAGCCAGAGAACTCACGGGCAGTGTTGGGACACCGAATGGGGTCAATGATAATTTCTCGTAAGTCTTGAAGCCACTTAAAACCGTGCTCCCGACTACCCGGGCCCTTGACTGCGCCAACTACGTTCAGCCCTAGATCTCTAAATTCAGCAATTGTTCTGGGTTCTCTATCAGCAATAATGAGTTCATTCATCGGATTCAGCTTTTTAATTGCCTCGACCGCCTCTCGGTTGGTCATACCAACCTGATAAATTTCGTTAAATAAAAAGACCCGGCGTCTGGCCGCGTCCCAATATGCATCCCCATAAACTAATGGATCATGGGCGAACCCAAAATCTATACCATGGTAGATTTTATCGAAATGTGAAATCTCTTCATCGGTAATCTCTCGAAGCGTCAGGTTGTTAAAGACCTCGGCACCTGTCCCAGTAACCTCACCCAGATAATCATGAGCGTAGGCCTTAGGGTTGTCCTTTTTGAGCTGCTCTGCATCGGCCAGGAATTCTTTACCCAACCATTCTTTAGGCACCGATAAGTAATCTGATGAGTGCACCAGCGTATCGTCCCGCTGCCCCTCACTGACTGTTACCTGGTTAGCCCAATTATTCTGGCTGGCTGGTGGGTTAAAACTATAGAACGTCAGGATATTAGACCCACCACGGTTCAATGATTGGTTGATGTTCCGCACATCCGACCAGCTATCGAATTCGTCGGCCTCTTCGTAGTGTTTAAACTTAATGTACCCTCGCCGGAATTTTTGTGACTTAATCTTCCGGGGCTTGTCGGCACCTAGAAAACGAATCTGTTGTCCGGTCGGGATGTACGTTAGCGTTAAGGGGGATGTTGAATCCTTCCAGTAATCAGCTACACCTAGGGTGTCAATGGCCCACAGATATTGATCAAACACCGACCGACGCAACGTCTCGGCAACCTTCCGGAGAACCACTGCATTAGCTTCTGGGTCCTTCATGATTCCCAACACGATTTCGAGCGAAATAAAAGAGGACTTGGTTGAACCACGTCCTCCTTTTAGCCAATAATTCGAATGTTTACGTTGCTTGATGTCGTGATGCAGAGTGTAGAATGATGGGGCCATGGTCGTTGCTAGGCTAACCATCGTCATCACTCCCCGCTGGCACGTTGTCGGTAATCTGAACCGGATTGATGGTGGCGGTCAGGTCTTGCTTATCCGTCCACATTGCGTAACGCTTACCGATAAGTTCGGCAGCCTTGATGCGATCACGGGCGGCGACTGGAACATTATCATAAACGCCTTTGGCCGTCGCTACCGATTCGGTGACCTCACCCCGACGGACCGAGGAAAGGAATTCCATAATCTGTTCTTGGGAGTCCACCTTTTCGTCATGCAGCTTCTTTAACTGGGCGTCAATGTAAGCTTTGATGTCAGGTTTTGTCAGGTTCTCGTTTCCGACTGACCGGGCACTTCTCTCGGCATACCCGGCCTTTAGGGCGGCCTGCGTTGCATTGCCGCTAATGATATATTCGTCAGCAAATTTTTGCTGCTTTACTGTTAGTTTCTGCATGGCACAGACCTCCTTTACGTTGTTAATCCTTAGTTATCTCTTGCTTTTTTTGGAATACGTTAATTCTGTCTTGCGTTATTTGAAACAATCCATTTTCATCATTGTAGCCTTCTTCTCCATACTGTTCTGAAAATCTCTTATGTATTGATACAAATAGGTTATTCAATAGAAGGGCATAGTGCTTTTCTTTCGCTGTAGTTGCCTTTTCCAAATATGTGGCAACAGATACAAGCTGTTTCAAATCCATAAAAAGTATTTCTTGACTGTCTTGTGGCAGCCTAACAATTTCAATTGACATTAGTTCTTCCACGAATCGTTGTGTTGTAATATATATTGATTCTATGGTGCTTCGATCTGATTCAAGTAAAACTTGTTGGAACTGAAAAAGCCTTGACTGAGAAACACTTGACAACGCTTGTTCCATAGCTTTGATTTTATTGAATTGTTCTATTGGATACTCTTCATGAATATCTTTCTTAACATCATTTTTCATTTTTTCAATCTGCTTATTTGATAGTCTTAATTGCAGATATCCAATAAGCCCTACGAAAGCAATAACCAGACCCACTAGAACCCCTATATATCCGAGATACCAAGCATGATCACTGCTCATTTCGTCCATCAGTTTTTGCATAATTTCACTGTTACTCATTATCCAGCCTCCTCGACTAAATAATAGCATAACAAAACCCTAGCATCTCTGCTAGGGCCGTTTGGATGTATTTGGTTATCTGTAATTTACTTCATGCTACTATAGTAAACCTTTATTTCGGACTTTTGTGGACGGCTGTTCGGCGCGTTTTGGACATGTCGTTAAGAGCATCGATGCCAAAAATCATCACGGATAGATCATCGATAGCCTTGCGTTCGTCCCGCCGAATAGTTTTTTCGTCAACATCATAGTAATCTGCTAGTTGAACTCGGGTTAACGCGTTGTCAATCAGGTATAGCTTCTTGATCACATCATACCGTCGACCATCTTCAAATGTTCCGGCCGCACATAGTTGCCGATAGCGGTCTAAGATATTGTTTACGAACTCCATCATTTCTTTAGACCGTACCCGATACCCAAGTAAAGAGTACAAGCTAATTTCGTACTTAGATAGTGGCACATCTTCATCCACAGTTGGAACTTCAATGTTTAAATGGTTCTCCAACAATCGGTAATGGCGTAACAGTGACTTAGTGTTTCGGAGTTGCTGTTCACTCTCACTCTTGGCAAAGTTGCTGCCACCGGTAATCAACCCAGCAACAATCTTGCCAATGGTCGCATCAGATAACTCAATTGCCACTAGGCCTTACCTCCCATCATGCAAACTTCCCGAATAACCGCGTTACGTTCCAGAGATGATAAACGGAGATAGGCAGCATGGATTTCGTGAGGTAATCGGTTAAAGTGGTTAGCCATCCACATAACGGTACGGATAATGTCGTTACGTTGATCTTGATAAATCGAAATTAGGTAGTTTCGAAACTTAATCTGGTCTTCAGTCATTCTGATACCTCCTACATAAAATAAGAATTTTATCCCATCGTCAGCTCATGGATAACCTGGTTGCGTTCCTTCGCTGACAGCTTGTTAATCGCGTTGCATTGGCTATTACTCAGCTTGGTAAAGTGATTACCGCACCACACTAGCGCCTGTGCTACATCGCCGCCATAGCTTGCCATGCCTTGCAGCACGTAATTGCGATACTCAATCTGTTCGTGTGTCATGCTGCGCCTCCAGCTTGCTAAATCGTTCCCAAGTTTTTCCATTATTAGTTATCTTGTCTGCGCTTGCGATTCCAGTCTTGCTTAAATCATTCGTAACTATATGAAGTCCGCATTCAGCAGCTAACTTTTCACATAAATCACTAATTTCTTCAAAAACCATGTCTTTATCAAATCTATCCGAAAATTCTACAATAATGGTTTTATGATTGTTTCTATCCATGATGTGCCTCCAATAGTTCTGGGTTCGTGTGTACGTTACCAATGACTTCAATCTCATTAATATGGTCACTAACTAGCATCTCATTCCCAGTAGCCAAGTCTTCTCCAAGGATATAGCTATTGCCATCCTCCATAATAACTTGTGAAATTTTAGGTTGAGCATACTTATAGCTAGACTTAACAATGTCGCCTTCGTAGATTTCCTTGCCATTGGCATCTTTCAGGCCGGTATATTGCTCCAATTTAAGCTGGCTATTGTCTCCAACAGGGCCATCATTTCCACCTTGCACATTACCATCAGCAGGACTAGCTTCAACCCAGTAAGCCTTGCCATCTATAAACTCTATACAGTCGACTTGTAGCATTTTATGCTGCGTTTCGTCCCACACTCTAAATTTTGGTATCATTATTTGTCCTCCCAATCTCAACATCACTCGGTGCCACCTCGATATGCCTGTGACCACCTTTAATTTTCACCATCGCTAACCGCCTATCACCACGAGTTATCCAGCATAGCCATGTGGCCGGTTGCTTAATATGGTGGTGCCGGAGATAACACACTTTGTCACCGCGTTTCATTGGCTGTCTCCCGTAGTTTCTCTCTCATACAACGCACCCAGTCCTTTTTCCGACCCATTGCCGTAGCAATGACTTGGTTATTAGGATTAAGCATGTGACCAACATTGTATTGAATCTGCTTTAGCTCATCAGACGTGGCCTCATAGTTAAGTTCACCCGCCCTAGTCATCTCGAGACGGATATGTCTAACGTGACCTATAGACGCTTTTCGCGCTTCCACAATCTGGTAGTTGTCAAACCCGTGCTGGATCATCCGCCGAATCATAATAAAATTTTCGGTGTGCGTAATGTCAGGCTCCCGGTTAGCCAGCTTATTTAATTCTTTGATGACTGACTCAGGCCAATCATCTGAACTTCTATACTCATTCTCGAATTTTCGAATCTTATTCATCAGTTCTTCATTAACGGCCACACAACCACCTCTCCTCAATTCAACCTATATCCTGGGCCTTCTGCCAAAAACCTTTTTCGTTTTTATGCTTCCACTTAAAGTATTTGCGGTACACTTGATGGTCTTACTACTCAAAGTTACTCACCTCCAACAATTTCCAGTGCATCATCAACGGAGCGAGCTACTCCGTACAATACTGGAAAATTCTTAATAAACTGTGCAAACAGCTTTTGATCAGGACGCAACCGCCCCTTCTCATTTTTAATTTCTAGGCAGAAGAATCGCCCGTCTGAATGTCGAAACCCACAAAGGTCTGGAAACCCTCGCGGAAACAACATAATTGTTTGTCCTGCCTCAGTCCGAATCTTACCGGCGTTACTCCGAAAAACGGTGAAACCATTCTTCGATAGGGCCAGCATGATGTCGGACTGGATTTTGTGTTCACTTTCGATATAAATCAACTCCATTCTGTGACCAATGTGACTACTTAGATTCAAACCCGTCACAGGCTACGTTCTTACTCCCCCAACCGATACATGGGATGTGACCACTGTGACGGCACTTTGGCACCTTTTCTCTTATATAATTTTATTTTTTTTCGTATCTGTTATTTATAAGAAAAACTAGTCACACTGGTCACATCGATTGGGAGAGTATGTGTGACGGGTTATTTCACTACCCGTCACAACTAGTCACACTGGTCACATTACCGAGGATTTCTAGTAACCATTTCAAATGGTTGGTGAATCTCTCGTAATTTAAGTCCCAAGTAATACTTACCTTCACGGTCATGTTTTCGATCGTATTTTTTTCCAATCTCTTTCCCGAACTTAGTTGAATTCATGAGGTACTGAGAATTATCGTTAGCCCAACTCTTATACCGTCGATACAACTCGGCCGCCCGGACTGTCTCATGCTCGCCCAACGTACAGCACTCCTCTAAAAACTCGGAGGTCACATCCATCTCATTACGGTAATCGCGACTAGCTTGTCGAACACTCTCAGGTGCTTTCAGGCCCTCTCGTTGCCATTTCAGTGCACCCTCGACTGCCCAATTCAAGATACCGACCTCTTCTCGTTGAAGTTTGTACTTCAAATCCTTATCCACCCGGTTATCCGGGATCTTTACAGCAAACGGAATCAACATTAAGCGCCGCCAAATTCCGTCATCGGTCCCCCGAATAATCGGCTTATGGTTGGTCGCCAACCATAACTTGAACTCTGGTTTGAACTCAAACTCTTTTCCGTATAGGTACCGGGCCGTCACAGTGTCCCCACCAGTTAATTGCTTCACCAGCCCTTCATCTAGTCGGAGACCATCGTTAGGTTCACTTGACGTGACTAATCTGGCTCCCTCCAGTCTGGCGATGTCGGAATTAGCAGCAGACTTATTCTGCTTAACCATGATGGAATCAGCTTGCATTGACCGGGCATAATTACCCAGGGCATCGGCAATTGTGTCAATGAAAATGGATTTACCGTTCCGACCGTTTCCATACAGGATGAACATCACTTGTTCCTTCGTGGACCCGGTCAGTGAATACCCCACTGCCTTTTGCACGTAATCAATCAACTCCTGATCTCCGTTAAAAATCTGGTCCAGAAACTGCTGCCATTCCGGTGCATCAATAGTATCGGTGTACTCAGTACGGGTCTGCCGTGAGAACATCTTGGCAATGTCATGCTCGTGGAGGAGACCACTGGTCAAGTCCACATATCCGTTCGCCACATTGAGCAACGTTTTGTCACTGTCGAACTCGCCATGGAGCACTGGCACCCGGTGCTTGATTTCATCAATTAGCGCTTTTTTTCCGGAGTTAGAGCGTGAGTGCTTAATGTGTTTCTGGAATGCTTTCATCGCCTTCTCTTCGGTCAAGTCACTATCCGGCGGGACCACTAACTTTTCGTGTTTCATGTCGTTGATCACGCGGTCAGCCAAACTGTGGACTTGACCAGTTTCGTCGGTCTCCCAATAGCTCCCGTTGTAGACCATCCAACTCTTATCAATGAACGAATATTTCAACAGCTCGCCGTACTTATCCATGAAACGGTCGGCATTTCCGGTGTCGTCCCAACTGCGGGGCGGGACCTCCTTTTTCTTGGGTTGGTTCTTCTCGGCAAACTCAAACCGATACTTCAATGGTGCCTTTCGTTGAGTAAAAACGTCATGGGTCTCGTTGATAGCCTTGTTGAGCGTCGCCACCCCATAGTTCGCTTTGCCGTGCCGTTCGTCCCACTTCGGCCGCATCAAGCTCGACTGGCGAAATATACTATCCATCTTAGTGAAGTCCCGACCGGTCCAGAACGCTAAATCGTTGGCAAACGCTAGGTCGGCTTCCGACTGACTGGCATAAAACTGTTCCCAGCCCCCGTTCATAAACAACTTGAACCGTTGTCCCGTTCGAGAACTTTCGGCCCGGGTGATGATTTCACTCTCACTGAGGTCATTCAACTGTGGCAATTGGTCCTTTGGGAGTTTCACCACGTTGTCGGTCTTCAGGTAGCGGTCATACAGGAGTTGCATCAATTTCGGGTCCGGCTCGTTAACTTCCGAATAGGGGCCAATCAGCTCGCCGGTCATCGCAAAGAACCGGCCAGTCGTATACATTTCAACCGGTCCTTTACGCCGCCGATCACCAGGAATCTTTCCCTTAACAATGATGTGGAGGCCGGTGCCGGACACGCTAGTTTCAGCATAGGACTTCGTGATGGTCAAGAAGCGTTGAACTTCGTTGTCATCGGTATCACCCCGCTTCCAGCGGTCTAAGTCAGCACCAATGTGGTCCACATCAATTCCCACGTAGGGTGGTGTGAAATAGAACCCCAGGCCGTCCATTCCCAGATCTTGCATCGCTTGTAACGCAGTATCGAAATCGGCCCAAGTCTGCGGGTCGTTTGACTTTCCATCGTGCCCAGTGTACGGGTCAATCGGAATCTTGGTGTACTTGTTGCGTTCGGGTTTCCAAATAAGTTTGAAGAGTCCCCATTGCTTTAGGGACTTGAGTTCTTGGGGAATTCGTTCATACATCAGCAGGCCTCCTTTTAGAATGGCAAATCGTCGTCAGAAATATCTACGGAATTACCGGTATTGGCAAACGGATCTTTAGTTGATTGTGGAGCCGATTGAGTTGGTTTCGCTGTTTGGCTATTACCAGCAGCTGGTCGTTTATCCTTGTAAACATGCTGAATCTGCGGATAGTCGCTGGTTTCAAAATTCCATGGAGCCACCCGATTCTTCAAAGTGGTCTTTCCGTTGTAAGAATCCTCTTCCTGCTTCACATAAACTTTAACGGCCGCCCCAGTGATTAACTTCATGAAGTCCTGAACCGTCTTTAATGGCGTCCCCTCGGGCACTCCTGCTGCCTGTAAGATGTACTGGAAGCCTTCGAGGTCGTACTGGTTAGTCGCCTTACGTTTCCAGTTGTCTACAAAAACATGCCGGTTGTGGTACTTAGCGTTGGTCTCCGCTAAGCCTGGCACCTTGTCCAAGTCATTACGAACCAACAGGTCAATTTGTAGGCTCTCGGCCCCGTTCTTAGTGGCTTGCTCTTGCGCGTTGTTGATAATCATTTCGTAATTGCCCGTTGGCACCGGTTCGAAGTTCCCACCGGTGTTATTTGAATAGTCAGTTTTTAAAAAGTCTGCCATGATTTTCTATCCTTTCTATTTTGAGGTTTTTCGTTTATTCATTGCCTGTTCTTTATAAGTCGCCCAACGGCAATTTTCTGGGCAATAGTTTCCGTCAACGTTAATGCGGTCAATTGTAAGCCCTTGACTATACCCCGACTGCATCGCCCAACTATAAAATGGTTCGAAATTATTCATCCATTCATCACAAACAGTGATTCCCCGACCACCATAGTTGGGATAACTATCAGTTTTAGGATTTCTACAGCGTTGCCGCATAGAGTTCCACATAAAATAAATGTGCTCATTACAATGACCATGTGTTTTTGAAAATTCCAACAGATGTAAATTTTCTTTTTCTAAACATCCACATGATTTTGTACTTCCAGAAATCAGATGGTCTTGGCGAACTACCTTCGTACCGCCACAATCACATTTGCATTTCCAAAATGACCGGCTTCCCCATTTGCTTCGTTGACGATGATCTAAACAAACAACGATAAGCCTGCCAAATCTTCGGCTCACTAAATCCTTACTCACGACGTCCACCCCCTAGACTTTGCCTGGAACCATATCCATCCTGGCTTGTAACCGCGTGATTTAGCAATTCCCCGCAGGTCTTCCATATTTTGAGCCTCGGCCGGTTTCATCCGACCATAGCGCAACGCGTTGTAATCCGTCTTCATATCTAAGCTACCATGAATCCGTTCCAGTTCGACCGTGTTATCGGTCTCCATCTCGGAACTAGACTTCTCCATCTTCCGTCCACAAACGGGGCAGATAACGGCCGCTGCGGGGATGACCGCAAAGCAGAACTCACAGGTTCGAATTGGTGGTGCATCCGACGCACCTTGTTTCTTTCTCTTCTTCCGGTCGGCTAAGATCCACTGATGCTCATCATCGGGCAATCCGAATCGCAGGTAGTTCCCAACGTGGTCAATGATGGTGGCCACTTTATCCGGCCGGTAGCGCATGGAGCGCATTGACTGTTGGATAAAAAGCACCAATGACTCCGTAGGTCGGAGCATAATCACCACTGAGCAGTCGGGGACGTTAAAGCCCTCACTGATCAGGTCAACGTTACAGAGCACCTTTAAACTCCCGCTCTTGAATCCCGACATAATTCGCTCACGTTCCGCAGATGGGGTCTTTGCATCGGCGTGCGCCGCTTCGATGCCCGCTGCTTGAAACGCTTGGGCAATTGCTTTCGAGAACTCGACAGAGTGAGCATACACAATGGCTTGTTGACCTGGTGTCTTCTCCTGGTACGTCTTAACGACATCCCCGAAGATAGTCCGTCCGACTGCTTCATCCATCGACTTACTGGTGTAGTCACCAGTACTCGATTTCTTTAGCTTGGCATCATCGACCAGCTTCACGGAATAATACTTGTAAGGGGCCAGATAGTGATTCTCAATTAACCAGTCGATTGACGGCCCCAAGATCATAGCGTCGTACACATCGTGCAGTCCCTTCCCATTTAGCCGCCAAGGGGTCGCTGTGAATCCCAACCGCGGGACGCCCTGATAATAGTCATAAATGGTCTGGTAGGTCTTAGCCAAACTGTGATGCGTTTCGTCGGTAATGATGAGGGTCGGCTTCGGTAAAATATTCAAGCGGTGGGCTATCTTGCCCACAGTGAGAATAGTGCATCGGGTTAGATCCACTTCGTTCTCCCGGAACGACTGCTTGATTTGGTTCACAAGTTCCTTGCGGTGAACCGTAACCATCACCTGACCGCCCTTAGCAACTGCTAGGCGGGCTATCTCGGCAATCATGACCGATTTACCGGACCCCGCCGGGCTTTGTAGGAGCACCGCTTTTTTACCCTTTGCGAGGGCTTGCCGGGCCTGGTTGACTAGGTCCGTTTGGTACGGGTGAAGTTGATACATCCACATCACCGCCAATCTTCGTAAACAGGTCCTCGGGTAAGGCAAACTTCCGGTCGTCCAGTTGGTTCTTGGCGAACACTGCGTTTGAGGGATGCAAGATAAATCCCCGCTGCCCCGTCTTATCGGAAATCACCATTCGGCCAACTAAGTTCATCAGGCCCATCACATTCGTCACAATCTTCTCGCGGATCTGTGGCGTAAACTGGTTAAACGTCTGCCCACTCGGTGTTTCAATCTGACGGGTAGTCTCCCAAGCGGTGTACACTTTGTTAACCCCTGGCCACGAATTAATGAATCGGATCATATCGGGTAAGTAAAATCCCAACTGGTTGTAATCGTTCATCTGGGGAATCCCCATATCGGCCCCCGCCTTAGTCTTTGACTCATTGGCCTTCTCGCCTAACCAAGCCTGTTCAAATTCGGACAGATTATCGATGGCAATATTGTCATAAACGCCTTGGTACCCCCGACTAATCTCTAGTAGTAAAGATCGGGCTCCTTCTAGCGGATGCTTGGTGTCCAGTTTCACAATATCGATGTTTGGACTGCCAGCTAAAACGTTAGTCGTCCGATCAATATCCACCACTAGGGTCTTACCTTTTAGGTAACGAAGTGTGGAAGTCTTTCCTGTCCCTGGCTGTGCATAGATTAGAGCAGTAAAGTCGGTACCACGTTTCAGGTCACTGGCGTGTTCAATTTTCACTTATCTCACCTTCTCATATTGAATTTGGTTGGCATCCATAAAGTTTTTCAACAGCCACATCTTCTCTTTGGTCGTAGTAATCATTAATGCCACGCTATGTGAGATAACCTCCCCAGTATCTGTGTCAATAATCGCATCACCGCGAGTCTCCTGATGGGTCTGCTCTTCGGCCGCTTTTGCCTCTAGCTGTCGTTGTTTCTCGACCTTGCGCTTGACCTGTGCATCAATGGCAGCCATCAGGTAATCGACATCCTGTCCTTGTTTGAGTTGGTCCACCCAACCAGATGGGTCTACTTTTTGAATCTCAGCATATTTGGTGATAGTTAAAATATCAGTAGCTAACTTATCCTTGGCTTTCTTAATGGAAACCATGGTCCCAGCAATCCCATCAACTATCTTTTTCTTACTGATGGTCTTGTTCAGCCAAGTAGGCTCAACTTCAATCTCCGTTGGTTCGACGCCATAGTTCGGAGCCATTTCTTCAATCAGCTCTTGGACTCCGGCTAGTCGTCCTTGTCGTTGCTGCTCTTCCAATTCCTTTAACCCTCTGTCGATAGGGATAATGGCCTTATCTAGGTTCGACCGTAGAACATTGACTTTTTCGGCAAAATCATCATAAGGTCGGTTAAAATCTTTTTTGATTTCCTTCCGGCGATTGTCTAACGCTGTGGACACTTTACGAAGTTCGGCTCGGATATTCTTAGCATCCTTTTCCGTGGCGTCGGTCACGACCATGTTGTTAAACTTGTTGGCATAATCATCCACAGTTTGTTGAAGCTGCTCGTAGTTCTGAATTGAAATGATAGTCGGTAGATACTCTACCCGATAATCAGGCAGAGTTAACTCAGGTTTAGTTGTCACTCGGGGTCACCTCTTCGCCGTATTCAGCACCGTTTGAACCGTTATAGCATTGGATCGCGGCATGTAGAAAATCATCAAGGTCTAGGTCACATTTCCGATTAACAATAGCCGCATTCGTTAGTAAACCAGTAATAATATCGTCGGGCGTAATGTGCTCATCACTGAACATCATATCTGGTTCATCATCTCGTAAATTGGTAATAGTAATTTTAGATGGTTTCATTTCAACCCTCTTTCTGTGGTATAATCCACTTGAAATATGTTTTAACTTGGTCAGCTATTTGCGGTAGCTGGCTTTTTTGTTGTGCCGCCACAGTTTGAATAACCATGGATGTTTCGGGGACCGATAGACTAAATCGGCTAGTGTCCTTGTGTGGATGATACGAATCACTTCCTTTCAACGCCATCTATCACGTGCTTTGCTATACTAGCGTAAAGGAGGTGATAACATTGGCTAATGATGGTTTTGATGAATTGCAAGATTTCTTCGAGAAGGCCGAACAAGGTGCTAAAGAATTGCAAGGACAACATGAATATGAATTAGGAGAGATACTTACGGATTCGTTTATTTCGAATCACACTACATCCTCTTCTCTCGATTCATGGTGGGAATCCGGAAAATTTAATACTGATGATTTAGATTCAGTAGATCCAAAAGTTCTCGATTCTTACGTCCAGCAAAGCACCCAGTTCTCAACATTTGATGACATGCTTGAAGAAGCTGGCGCACAGTATGCTGCAAGAAAGCTAGGATTTGACAACTGACGCTTTTAGTTCAAACTCATCAAGTTTCCTTAAGGTTTCCCGAAGCTGCTTTGCTTGCCCGTCCGCAAGTACAAGTAGCTTTTTAAATTCGTCCAAATTATCTACAGAAACACTAACTTTCCCCTGCATCAGTTTTCCCAGCTTTCCGCTAATTCTTTGTGAGCTAGCGCTTCAAAATGCTCCCACTGCTGGAATCGGTAAGTCGCTAGTGCCTGATAACTCGCCGGCGTCCGCATTAACTTCTCGTGCCAGTGTGCTGCTAGTTCTTTATTTGTCATGATTTTGTTTCCACCTTTCATATCCCAACCGAATGGGTAAGCCTAGTCCAAAAACCAAAGTAAATAAGATTACTGTTTCCAACTACATCACCACCAACTCAACCATGATGATTCCCAACAAGAACATCACCGACCAATCGGCCCACTTTTCGTCTGGCTCCGATAATGCACACCAGTTATAAATTGGAACCATTAGGTCCTTCCACATTGCCTTTATCTCAGTCATTACACTGCCACCGCCCTCGCACAGACTTTTTTAAATTTCATGGACTGCGTAATAATCGTCAACCGACTTTTTCGAAATCCGTTGAACTCCATCTTTAACCGAAACTCGCAATCCGTCCTTGATGAACTTAGTCAGCGTTTTGTCATCGACATTGGCGTAAACCTTTGCTTCGCCCTTTTTCATCCAGAACGGCAATGCTTCTTGCTTTGCAGCTAACTTGAAGGCCTTGGCAGCGCTAGCTATCATGGTGTCCTGTAACTCCTTCATCGCATCGTCTGTTAATTGAATTGCTAAAGCCATACGTAGTCACCTCAATTAGTTCCATCAAGCTCGCCCACACTTAGTTGCTCCACATTGGGACAGATGCCGCGGTCTGCTAGGAAGTCGTACAGGAATTTGGCACCCTTCTGAGTCCATTTCATGGTGTTACGGACTTGGTGAACGCCATCAGAATTGGTGTATTCATACGGCTCAATGTGGGTGTAGCCTTTATCCTGATACTTGGAGTACAACACCCAGGTGCCTCCCTGGCGGAACTGAATCTTGAATCCGTACAGTATCCGGTTAAACTGGACTGCCGAATACCCATAATTCTTAGCAATCATGGATGTGGTTTCTAACCCAGGATTCGATAGCATCTTATCGGTGTAGTCTGCCTTAGGTGCCATCACAGCATTCTCGTCATACAGACGTTGGATCTCCTTCTGCGACTGCTTGTACCGTGTAAGGACGTCAATCATCAAATCAGGATTGTTGAGCCACTCTTCCGCCGTTTTGGGAGCCAGGTAGGCACCATCTTTTCGGATTGAGGGAAGAACTTGCTCATAAACCCAATCTTGGAAAGGTTCAGCGCTAGGTAGCTTACTCTGACCAGCTAATTGATAAATTCCAGGTTCGGAAATAACAGTCATGGTTTGAACTCCCGAGGGGGTAACGATTCGTTCCTCCCTTTGATATTTAGGATTTACGTGGTCTTTAATTGCTTTTCGCGTATTTAAATATCCAATAGCGGTTGCAACATCCTTACCAACGAAATATGGTTCACTACCAATTACCACCGTACGTACCTGGTTGCCTTTAAAATCAAACAACTTAATTTCATTCACCATATTCATCTCCTAAATTCCTAAAACCTTGTTGATTTGCTTTCGTAACTCTAACGATCGCGGAGACATGTCGCCTTGAATTGCACGATTCAAGACCTGTGGATTGGTAGACAACATATGTGCAAGTTCTACCTGAGTCATCCCTCGGTCCATTAGTGCCATCTTGATGTGCTTAGATTTTTGTTTAATTCCTTCCACTAACATTTCTTCAGACATAGCCTTTAGTTCCTCCTTCCATCAATAAGTTCATCAAGTTATTGCATTATTTTAGACAATCGTCTATAATGAGTGCATACGAAACACAGCAATACTCACTATCCTAATCAGCTTTCAACCCGTCAAAGTTTTTGCTGGTCAGGCTCATTTATTATTGCTGAATTACTTGATGAATTAATAATAAGACAATTGTCTAAATAAATCAAGCTAATTGTCTAAATTAATTTGTCATGATTTAGGAGAATTCAATCATGACGCTATTTGAAAGGGTTAAAAATTTAGCCAAGCAGCAGGGGCTAAGCCTATTACGCTTAAACGATCAGGCCGGTTTAGGAAAAAATGCTATCTATAAGTGGAAAACCCAAACACCAAGTACCGAAAACCTTCAAAAAGTTGCGACTGTACTTGGCGTCACACCGGACCAACTTCTTGAAGATGGTGAAAAAAGTACAGGTACAAAAAAAGTCGTCGATATAGACGACGACACGGTTCTCCTTTCCTTCGACGGCAAGCCTATCCCAGAAGAGGATAAGGAATTATTTAAACGACTATTGCGAGGTAAATAAGTATGAACGATATCATGACAGCATTAATGAACCAAGCGTTCCTAAAATATAAAATCAGGATCATACTGTCCTCTGAAGCTGGGTCATACACTCCTTCTGTTACACATACCGAGTCTCGTACTATTATCATTAATACCAACTGGCATGATAAAAAACAGATTCCGCTTCAAATGGCTCACGAAATGGGCCACATCATCAATGGTGATAAGGCAACGCGACCAGTATACTTTAGCGCGATGCAGACTGATTATCCGATGGAACTGGAAGCCAATCGCATCGCTATCAAATTGCTCCTTCCCTTTTATCTTAGGGATAAGGAAACTGAAAGCGTTAACTCACAGGAATTTATGGATGCCTTTTCCGTACCAACTCATTTAGAAAACATTGTTAAAGAGGAAATTTCCGGTATGATTAAAGGGTAACACTACTACATACTTGGAGGTCATCCCCATGGAAATATTAAACACAATTCAAACTATAGCTCTCCTCATATTCCTCTTGCTAATTATCTGGTGGGTTTATGCCAAACGTAACAAGAAAAACATGCCTATAAGTGGGAAAAATTTACTAATTGCCCTAGGAGTTAGCCTGCTAGTATCTATGGCATCTGGTACTGCATATAACTCACTTTCGCATTCATCGACCAATGCAAAAAACGATATTACTAGCACCAATAAAGTAGCAAGTAGTTCTACTGAAAGCTCATCTTCTAGTTCTTCTAAGCCTGAGGAGACTACCGAAAATGATGTTCTTCAATCGCTAAGTACTAAAGAGCTAAAGAAGTACAACGATGGTCTCATTTATAGTCTCAACGAGGATCAAAGCTATTCTGAAAAAGGAAACTCTAAGTACAACTGGTCTACTTACGTTGACACCATGGTTTATAACAATCGCGGACTTATTGTCAAAGTAACATCTGATTTTACTAGCCTGACGGACAAAAACAAAAGTATAGTTGCTCAAAATTCTCAGGGACTAGCTAATACGCAGGTGATTTTACTAGATAAGGACGTTCAGGCAGATTCTGCACCTTACACGAGTATTTACATGGGTGAGAAACGTATTGGTCATTCTCACTCCTGGAATGCTTCCAAGTTTAAATGGGATAAAAACGCTTAGTTCGGGTTCAACAGTTAATTGAATCGTCCAAATACTGATGACGTAAAAAGCTGAACTACATACTGGAGGCAACATCATGAGAAGACTTGTTACCCTTGCTATCACATTATTAGCTGGATTGTCACTTGTCGGCTGTGGGAATCAAAAGAAACAGACTAAATATTATGATCAAGACTTTATTAGTTCCTTAGAAAAGGGGCTTGAAGCCCGATGGTCCATTACAGATACCGTTAAGGATCCTAGTAATGCTTCAAAGAAAGTTTTGACCGAAGCTGTGAATGCAGAATTATCTGAGGTCAAAGACTATGACAATAAAAAATTCAAGAACAATAAGCTTCATGAAGAAGCCATTACATACCTCAACGCTCTAGATGACCAAAAGATAGCATTAAAGTCCTATGATAAGTCTAATTTCTTTGATAAATGGAACAAAGCCTACGACACTCGTACTCAGATGATTCTTAAAATCAATGACAAGTACAAGCTAAAGGTCAATGACAAGTACAAGAGTGATTTAACTGAACTGACTCGGCGTGGTGATGAAGTAGCCAATGCTTCCAAAAAGTCTGCCGCCATTAAGTCTCTAATTAAGTCCATTAAGTTCAAACAGACTAAAGATGATGGATACACCTACACTTATGACGCAAAAGTAAAGAATAATACGGCTTATTCATTTAAGTCTTTTGGTATTAAGGTTAAATTGATGGATGCGCAAAAGACCGTCATCGATACCCAGGCCGTTTACACGGATAATTGGGATAAGGGACAAACCAATCAATTTGAGTTTATGACTGACAAGAAGTTTAACTCTTATGAGGTAGTACAAGACTACACTGAATAGAAACAATTCAGAAAATAAAAAAGACGCACTCCCACAGGAATACGCCTACCCCCCCTCGGTGGCTTGTACTGGTTCGACTCCGATTGGGAATCATGAGTTAATTAAGCGTACCTTATACTAAAAAAGTACCATCTCCTCATAAAATCAAGGGGATGATACCTGATTAACAAGCCTAAGTTGACGATAATAGGTCTCACTCGTTTTCACTATTATCTTCGGAATTGGATGAGCTCGTTGAAATATCATCATTTCCTGATAAAATTCCAATCTGCTCTACCAAACTTCCTAGAAATGTCATAAAACCACCTGCGCCAAACAATGACCCGATAATTTCATGATTGTTCATAACTAAAACAAATGCTCCAATTAATAACATGACTGTCACAGCAATCAAACTAAACAACACTATCCATGCCATGCGACCGCGACGTTTTTGTCGTGTTGTTTCCAGTAACCGTCGATGCCGTGACTCCTGTACACCATTCTCGATAATGAGTTTAGCTGCACCTGGATCTAATTTCTCATATCCTTTCAAGATACTTGGATGCGGAATCGGACCAGAATACATTTCCAACTTAGCAAAAATCTGTTCTTTTTCCTCATCAGGAAGCTCTTGAAGCTTATCTAAAATTTCTACTTTTTCCTCAGGAGTGTTAGACTCTTCGTTACTTTGATTTGAGGGCTTTTCGCTGAGTGAGTTGCTTGTCATACTTCATTACTCCAAACTCCATATCTTTACCGATTCTTTTCCAATCGTTAGCTATGGCCTGCTGAGCAGTTTTGTTTTTCTGAAGTTCAAGGGCTTTCCCCATACCTGTGTTCATCGGGATAGATAAGCTTTTAGCTACCGATTTTACAAATTTGGAGCTTGCAGAATTAGTCGCCCTCATCAAACTAGTAAAATGAAGCGAATTAAAATTTTGCATTCTAAATCCCCCCTTCCAAGTACCTTCAGTTTATGGTACTTGAGAGGAATTGGCAAGTTAAGTATCTAATAAATAAATTAAAAGTGCATCCCCTACCCGCCAAGATAATGGGATGCACACACAATGTTCGAAGGCACTACTGCGCCCTTTTACATAAATAATTATAAATGAAAGGAGGCGATGCCACAAGTTACACTCCAAAAGTCCCTCGCACAGACAATTGGAGGATATAAAAATGAAGATTAAATCATATAAGAGTAAAGGTAAGACATATTACGAAGTTTCTGGGTACTTGGGAGTTATCAAAACGTCGGCTGGCGAAACCAAGCGAAAAAATTTTCATCGTCGTGGATTTGAATCTTCTAAAGCCGCCACCCTAGCCTACTCCCGAGAGCAAGAAAGATTCGACAATATGGAAGCTCAATCACAAGAACAAGAATCCACCTTAAAGTTCAAGGACGTTTACGCGATTTGGTTAGAATCTTATCAAGAAAGCGTTAAAGAAAGCACCCTAAATCGAGTGGAAGGCATCTTTAAAAATCACATTTTACCTATGTTTCAAAATCGAGATATCACTAGTGTAACGTGGCAGGAATGTCAAAGCACTGTTCTAAAATGGCGAAAGAACTTAGTTGACTTTAACAAGGTAGCTCAATACGCCCGGCTTGTTTTTCGGACAGCACAAAAAATGGGGCTTATCTCCACCAATCCCATGGATCTCGTTGATGTAATGAAAAATAAGAGCATCTCTGAAAAGGCCAAACACAACTATTGGACTTCCCAAGAGTTATCCTTATTCCTTAACTATCTCGCTAGGGTTGATGAAAATACACAACGGTATGATCGGCTGGCACTATTCTATCTACTGGCTACTACTGGCATGCGGAAAGGTGAACTCCTCGCGTTGACTTGGAATGATGTTAATTTTACCGAGGGGACGGTATCGATTGATAAAACAATGACCAGGAAGCTAGATAATGGGCAAACTGTAGGTAGCCCCAAAACACAAAACGCATACCGTACGCTTGCGCTTGACCCCGTTGCCGGTAAATACTTGAAAAGATACCGTAAAAGTTTACTGGTCATTCCCACCAAAGACCAACGAATTTTCCGAAGCCAACAAGGTGGTCCATTATCCCTAATGACCCCAAATCATTGGTTAGATACTCTCATAGACCAGGTAAATTCACAAAATTCTAATATACACTTGCCACGTATTACGGTACACGGATTACGCCACACCTTTGCTTCAATTCAGGTAATAAATGGTGTCAATGTCAAGGCCTTACAGCTACAACTTGGTCACTCAGATATTGAAATAACGCTCAACATCTATACCCACCTGAATTCAAAACAGGTTGCCGCGCAAGTCTACCAAATTAGCGATGTCATCTAA